CTCGGACTCTGGCAGTATTCGCCGAATACGTCTGGCGATGAGGAACTTATGGGATCTTTTAAAGAGATCCTGTGGAACTTCTGGAATCCGCAAGGATACCCCCTGGTTTCGGGAGGCTATGATCTTTTTGATCATGGCTCAACCGGCCCAGGAGTCGCCGTAGGTGCTAGGGGTGAGGACTTCTATACTAAGATGTTCTCTTCCCCTTTAACCTATACGTCAGAGGCCCTGCTCCAGGAATACCTGGAATGGACACAGGAGGAACCCACTTGGTTACGCGCGGAGTCAACTCGCGCGAAGTCCTTTGGGGATCCCCTCCGGGTCCATGGAAGTTCTCTTAAATTCGTACCGAAAGACGTACGTGAATCTCGAACCATTGCTGTTGAGCCTTCTTTGAGCATGTATGCTCAATTAGGGCTAGGAAACATCCTAGAGAAACGCATCCGAACCTTCTTCGGTTTGGACTTGCGTACTCAACAGTTCTGGAATCGAGAGGCTGCTAGAGTAGGGTCCTTGTCCCCCATTTCCGATGGGGGAAATCGTTCGAGTACGGGACACCATGGTTGGTGTTCCGGCCTTGCCACGATCGACCTAAAGTCGGCGTCAGATTCCCTTGGGCTTCGGCTCTTGGAATGGGCGCTTCCGCCCGATTTCTACAGATTACTCTGTAGGCTTCGGTCTCCGGTCGCCACTGTCGCAGATGGATCTAGCATCGAATTGAATATGGTTAGTACAATGGGTAATGGTTTTACCTTCCCATTGGAAACCCTTATCTTTTCGAGCGTTGTTGTCGCTGCAATAAAGTCGTTTGGGATAACACCCAACCGGCCTTATCTCATGCTCGGTAATTCCGAGCGTGGGGATCTCGAATCCCTTCCCCAGGGAAATCCTGGGGATTGGGGCGTATTCGGTGATGACATTGTATGTCATACCGAAGTAGCAACCCGTGTATTGAGATTGCTCTCTTTACTGGGTTTCGAGGTTAATAGCGACAAGTCCTTCATTGAGGGGCACTTTCGAGAGTCGTGCGGTTGTGACTTTTACAAAGGTCACGACATCAGAGCGTTCTATGTCAAGAGCGCACTGACAACACGCACTTCTCTGTACAAAGCCCTTAATGGCTTCCTGGAGTGGTCTTACCGCGTTGGGGTATTGTTACCTAACGTAGGCGAACTACTCCTTACCGAGCTGAGAGCCCTAGAGGGGAGAGATCCTCTCTGGGTACCTGTTGGCGAGGGACGGGATGCGGGGCTTCGGATTCCCTTGGCGGTCTTGCAGGAACTTAACTGTAGTTCTACCGAGAGGGTCCGGAGGGATGAGAAGACACAAAGCCTGTTTTACGACAGGCTCGTGCCTCACTCAAAACAACTCCGCATTG